TTTCCACTCTTCCCATACAGCCTCTAACTGTCTCATAGCTTTTTCAAGCATAGGTCCCATAGATTCTACATATCCACCGGTTTCGTAATCATTTTCTGTTACTACTTTACCGCCTTTCATTTTGCTACGTCTACCTTCGTTTACCTTTTCGTACAAATCACCTTGAGCAGCTTTATAAAGAGCTTGTTCGAATTCTCCTGCTGATTTTGTATAAGCATCTTCAACGTCTTTAGCTCCTACAGCTCTAAGAGCTGCTTGTTGAATGTCAAATGCCTTATCTGGAAATTTATTTTGAATATCTTTTATAGAGTATTGAACTTCGTTTACTTCATCTTGTGATTTATCGGCAGCCATACTATTTAGAAGTTCTAAAATTTTACTAAATTTAGAATGTTTGCTAAAATCAACCGATTCTTTATCTTGAATTTGTTTATATAAATTTAATAAAGTTTGAGCTAGTGTTGATGGTGATTTTATTGCTTGATTTGCTTGTGTTAGAGCTGAGTTAGGAAGTTCTACCTCTCCTACAAATCCTACTACTCTTTCATTTACATTTTCGTTTTTACCCATGGCTTTTTTAATAGCCTGGTCTTTAGCAGCTATATAATCATCTCCATCGATGTCTCCATCTCCGTCTAGATCTTTTCCTTTCTTTTCGTCAATATAATCTGTATTTACTGAAAGGTAGTTGTCAAACTCATCTAATACATCATCTAATGATGCTCCTCTAATATCGTTAAAGTGCATCTTAAGAAAATCTTTGATTGTTTCATTATCTGCTCCTCTTTCTTGTTTAAGAAAAGAGATTAGATCAACCATTTCTTCTTTTAGTACCTCTACACCTTCTTTTAATTCGGCTTTTTTAAGACCATTAAATACATCTACGTGATTATTCTTCTTAACCTCTACATACTTGTCGTGCTTATCTACTTTTTTAGAATCACCAGACATTAAATTAAGATAGTGGTTAGGATCTTTTGCTAGATTCTTTTCAGCTTTTTCTTTGGCTTTATCGTAATCCTCTTTTGCAGGAGTTTTAACAGCTGTATTAATTCCCATTCCCTCAAGTTCAGCATCAATTCCTCTCTCTAATGCTTCTAAAGAATATCCAGGAGCTGGTTTATCGTATTCAGGTACTTCTTGCTTTTTAGCTTCTTGTATCATACCTCTATTTTTGAGGATAGTCACTGTATCTTCAAATCCGTTAAATTGAGTAATTAGATTAGGAAGTTCTAATCTTGCGTCTCTTACGAATTGCTTCTTAGAGAAATTCTCATTAATTACTCCGTTATATTTTTCCTGTAGTGTTCTCATCTAAGTAGTCAAACATTTTAGTATTGTATGGTCTTTTTTTTGTCTTAACTACATTGTACCCTAATTTCTCAGCATACTTAGTAGCGTTGTTCTTTTTACCCTTTTTTGAAAAAGCATTAGGAGTAGCGTACTGTGCTCCTGAGCCGGGTGTAAAAGAAGCACCACCTACATTGGTGGTACTCATTTCTTTTAATTCCTGCATTACTTCTTTTACTAGTTCTCTTAATTGAGTTATTTTCATAATTCTTTTAATTCTTGAACTAGTTCGTAGTACTGCATAATGTTAACAAGATGGTCATCAGTTACTCTTTTTGTCTTGACAACAGGTTTGATAGTTTTGACTATCTCTTGGAGCTTTATAGCAATGATTTCATCTTGAACTGTATCTTTTAAAGTATTTATTACTTTTTTTAGTTTTTCTAATTCTTCATTAACTACATTACGCAGTCTGGTAGAGGAATCAACTGAAGTAATAAATTCTCTTAAAATATTTTTTTGTTCTGGAAGTAGAGTTCCATATTTAGAATTAAACTTCTCTAGTAGTATTTTAAAAGTAAGAAGTTTTAGGTCTTTATCGTATTTCGAATACTCTTCAATTAAAGTATCTCTTACTTCTTTTTTATCCTGCTCTTCTTTTGTAAGATGCTCTAATAAAGTAGTTTTGTTATCAACTAAAAAATTAGGGTCTACTATATCAGAAATTTTATGAGCTTCCATTAAACAGTAAAGAGCTGCTAATGGTTTGTAATCTTTTACAGAAATGGAAAAGAATTCTTCTAAGTTATATTGCTCTTTTATCTCTTTTATAAGATTATATTTTTGCTTCTTGAGTGTATCAACATTAATACTACGAGCAACTTCAATAATAGTCGATACTATTGATTCTGCTTTTGATTGTGATACTGATTTATTTTTTAATATGAATTCATATAACTTAAATTCACGTACAAGAGCTGATTTACCTGTATAGAAGTTCTTTAAGATACGAACTGCAGGTGAATCTTTTTTATCTAGAGTATCGGCAGCTATTTGCTTAACTAATAATTCAAATATTAGCCCAGTATTTTTATACTTACTATGTTTAATGCGCATTATTTTCTAGTTTTGTTGTACTCATAGTACACCTTACCTATATAAATAGTGATTAATTATCTAAATCTTGAATTTGTGATTCATCTAACAAATTATCTAATTCTTCTTTTTTATTTTCGAAAATAATTTGTTTATTATTTGCAAAAATGCCTTTATTCTGATAGAATAATGTTCTGGCAAGAGTATTATCTATTTTGTTATTAGATTCGCTTTCGTTTACGTTTTCGTTGTCGGAGTCAAAACCGCCTGCCATTCCATGCTTACCTAAAGGATCTCTTCCTCCTAGTCCATCATTAGTACCATAATGTGAAGCATGAATTCTTGGACGTCCGCCTTCCGGGCCTATATCTCCTATGCCGGGGGTGTCGTCTTCATATCCGGCAGGAACTCTACCAAATGGCATTCCTTTTTCATCTCCTTGACGTCTACCATACAATGAAGCTAAATCGTGAGGAGTACCGTAAGACTTACCAGACTTAGCAGGATCGTTTCCTTCGTTTTCTATTTGAGTAAGTCTAAATAATCGCTTGTAATCCTCAGTAACTAAATCTCTCATTTCCATATAAGAGTCTTCAGATAGGTTGAAGATATGATCGTAAATATAGTCTGATGGGAATAATTTAGTGTCCATCATTTGAGCAGCTAAATCTATTTTTTCTTTTAGTAAAGCTACTTTTTCTTGTTCGAATATGATAGAAGGATTAGTAAGCTTAATCTCAAAATTAGTTAGAGACTCTCCTTTAAATCCTTGAGCATATAAGTGAACTAAAGCAATTTTAGTTAATTCTGATTCTAATATTCTTTGTAGTCTTTCTACTGTTCTTGCAAAACGAATATCTTCAGCTGCGAGTGTTGCTTTTCCTGATAGGTCTTTCTCATACCCAAAGTACGCTTTAGGTACTTTTAAAGCTGCAAACATCTTATCTCTTAGGTATTCGATGTCATTTGTACCGTCGTAATCAAGTCCTTTAGTAGTATCTATTTTAGTTTGAGTATCCCCACCTCTCATAGGAATGTAGTAATCCTCCATCATATTCATCATATTGAATCGTAGATTGTAGTCTCCTGTTTGAGGATCTACATATGGAGTTTTCTTCATGGTGTTGATAGTCTTTTGCATAAACTGCTCAACCTCATTCGGTGGAATTTGTCCGACGTTGATATAAAAAGTTCTCTTTTCTGGAGCTCTCATAATACGGTGAATCAGCATCGCATCTTCCATCAAAGTAAGTTGTTTGTAGATCTTTCTAGCAGGTTCTATATAAGAACGGCCGTATGGTAAGTAGTTTGTATCTGATATTAAACGGAAATGTGCTATCTCATAATTATCAAATTCTATTACTTTTTTATTATTCCTAGGAGCGTAATTAGGATCTTGAGAAGAGGCTAATCCATCAGGGTCTAATTGAAATGTAACTCTAGCAGGATTTTGCGGATCTAATCCTTCCTGTCTTGTCATATGGTAAACAGTATAAGGTAGTACGTTATATACACCAAATTCTTCAGCGATCTCTAACTTAAGAAAGAAATCACCATATTTACACATATTACGAGTCCAAGACCATAAGTTAAACTCTATATTAAGTACATCGTAAAATAAATTATAAAGTACTTTTTGTAGGTTTTCGTCTGATGATTTTATTGAAAGTACCTCTCCTTGATCATTCTTCAAAGTAGCTTCATCTGCTAAAATATCTAAAGTAGAAGCAATAAGAGGATCAGTATCCATTGCCTCATAATCAGAATAGAGTTGTATTCTTAATGTCTGATAGTTAAGATTTGGATTGAATATATTTTTATTATTGTAGATGTATAATCTACTGAATCTGTCAATAAGAGAGTTGGTCTGATACCTACCTGTGGTTTGTATCTGATTAACGTCGGCAACCTTAAGTTGATCGCCTCCTACGTTTCTTATTACTACGTCAGAAGAAAATAGTCTTCCAAGTCTTTTAAATAGTGAAGTATCTGCCATTAATACAGTTTATTAATAAATATCTTTTATCCTAATAACCACGAAATATCTTCATTCCCATAGTCTGTTTTTACAATATACGGATTATTTGCTTGGGAACCAACTGAAGATATAACTGCTTGGTTTTTAGCATTAAGATTAGAAAATGATGATAACTGTGCTCTAGCCAGGTCCATACCTTGTTGACGTAGTCTTAAAGCAGTATCACGTACATACAGGGCAGTTGCAAAAGCCATCAATAAATCGTCATTATAATTTGTCTGTGCTTGTGCTTTACCATTTTTCCAAACAAATACTCTCATCTCTCCCATCAATCTTTTTGACTGAATAGTAACTGATTTCTCACGAATATACTCCATCATCTTGGCTATAACTAAAGGACGAGTTCTCATTGACATCGTAAAGCCGGGCACGAGCTGATCTCTTTCATACTTGGTCATATAAGATTCAACTGTATCCATTTGATTTTTTGGACTATAGTATAGATTACGGTATTCTCTTTCCATAATCTGTTCTATAGTAGCCCAGCCAATATTTGCATTTTCAACTACAAGTAGTGCATCATTATATTCGGCTGATATTGCAACTAATACATTTCCAAAATCTTTAGGAGATAATTTACCTTTATATTCTCCAACTTGGATGGCCTGTTCTATGTCAAATACATGAAATGCAGAATAATCAGCAGAATCTCCTCGAGCGACATCAGCTACAACCATATACGATTTTGTATAGTCTGGTTGTTCCCATATCCACAGGTTACCGTCAACTCCTCTTCTTTCTAAAGGATCTCTTTGGTAGGTTTGCTCGTAGAATAATAGGTCGTCCGGTTCAAATACAGTATCTCCTGAGGCTAAGAAGTCACAGTCACATTCCTGTCCGGCCATTCTAGGACCTAGGTCTTTATCTTGTTGATCTCTCCAAGATTGATTTCTTTCAGGATGAACCGTCCAGGGTAATCTAATAGCTAGAAATGAATTTTCTCCTGTTTCTGCTCTTTCCCAGGTTTGATGAAACCAGTTACCAATACCGTTAGGGGTTGATAAGGCCATACATTGACCTCCGGTTGCAAGTGTCTGCTGTGCAGCAGTAAAGGTCTCATCAATGTTATCAATGAACGCGGCCTCATCTATAAGTAACAGGGATACAGCTTCAGATCTAGCGGCATCTGCATTAGATGATTTTGCTGTTATTTTTGATCCGTTTTTAAGTCTTAAAGATAATTTGTTCTTTTCAACGGCCGGCAATCTTAACCATTTAGGTAGCTCATCATACATAAACATTGTCTTGGTAACAAGGTTTCGAGCTGTT